AACTGCAATTTCATTTGCCCATTGCTTTTGATGTTTAGCATCACCAAATATTTTTGATACTAACCATTCTACTGGTGTTGGTTCTAAATTATTTTCCATTAACGTTTAATTTTAATCATACCCCAAAATAAATTTATTTCTGTAGCATTCCTTTTTTCTACTTTTATCGGTGCTTTTGGTTTAACAAATTTAATTTCAGTTTGAAAATTTTTGCCTTTGTGCCTTTTTGCAAGTTCTCTATTTTTCACAATTACTTTCTGTGCATCGTGTGGTGTTGGTCGCTTATTCATTAAGCTTGTACCACGTTGGTCGACATACTTTAAATCCTTTAAAGATTTAGTTGTTTGATTAGTCAGCTTGTGTTTACGACATAAAGCCGTTGTCATTGAACCGTAGGCATAAACGTCGTTTAGCAAGTTCACATAGTTGTTTAAATTTGATGTTCTCATATGTTTTTATATTATTGTCCAATAGTTTAAATTAAAATTTCATTTAGCTGCAATAAGCAACTTTTTGTTATCAGCACTTATAATGTACTTTCGTTCGATGTCCTCAAGCAAACCACCAGTTTGCAAATGTTCCTTTGCCTTTATCCAAGTTGGGTGAGTAGGTGTGAGTTCTTCTTTTGCAATTGCTTTAGATGTCCCGTTATTACCAGTAGCAATATTGCCATCATCGTCAGAACCATCGTCAATGTTTAAGCCCAAAAGACTACTTAACGAATAACGACGTGCATACGTCACACCTGAACCAAGTTGTTGTGGGTTGGTAGCATCTTTGCATAGAATGTCATAAACACTTTCAATCATTTGCCCACTATCTATGTGAATCAGTTTAGTCACAACACAAGTATTTATAACTGGTTGCATTAATACTAAACCATTCTTTTTTAAGATAGGTGTGATGATAGATAAAATGTGTGGTAACGTTGCATACTTTGACCCTTTGAAAAATGGGTTAGCAGCATCCTTTTTAATTGTCGGGCATTCTGTTAATCTTCGATTACCCATATCATCGAATAAATGCCAGTCAATGGCTTCGTCTCGTAACCCGTCTTCGTCGTAGCTAACAAAGGTATAAGGAATTAAATCTTCAGGGTATTCGTCAATGATTAATTCTTGTACAACTTCAGCGTCGTATTCGTAGTCATAGTCGCCATCACACAAATGACATTTTGCAAGGGAAAAAACAACGTAACTCATATTTTTTCCTCCTTAATGATTTGAAGTGCAGTATTTAAAACGATAAGGGCTTTGGGTTGTACAATATCACCATTTAGATATTTGCGTACAGTAGGCATAGAAATGCCAGTCTTTTTTGACACCTTAGATACGATGCCGTGTCGCTTGTTTAATTTGATTTGATCAATTACTTCTTGTATATCCATAGAGCAAATATACAAAAAGTTTTTTAATATGAAAATTTATTTTACAATTTATGTAAATATTTTTTGTGCTAAGTGATCAGCTATTGACTGGGATAGCGTATCTAAACGCTTTTGGTTTAAGGTTGGTGCAATAAAAGGACGTGCTTTTGTACCACTTGTATAAATATTTCTACTAATTTTTAGAGCTAACCACCCTTGATAATTTTTATTAAATGCAGTTTTAAATGAGCCATAACGTAGCTTTTGTTTCATCCATTTCAATAACGTTTTACCCGATACCATTGTTCCAGGTGCTTGACCTTCTTCGACGTTAATATAGTAGTCGTTCATTAACACAATGTAGTTCACTCCCTTTGCACTTGCCCTAATAACGGGCTTTATGTCAGCAGAAAGTGAACCACTTGCATTGCTTTTGTTCTTTGCTAATTTATCCCGTAGTGCCGTAATTAAATCATTGCCCCAATCAACGATAATTCCGTTAATGTCAGGGGTTTTTAAGTCATCAAATAATGATTTCTTTACGCCAATGTCAGATAAATCAACTTGTTTCATAACGTCTTTAAGGCTTCAATAAGTTTTGGGTGTGGGTAAACATCGGCTTTGTCTTTGCGTACGCTATTATGTGTAAATACGCCATTTTCGCCTTTTAACGCTCTTGTTGTAACGTCCCAAATATCTTCATTATAACTTAAATCAATTCCGTACTTATCCTTCCAAAGTTTTAACAAGTCCACAACCGATGCTATTTGCTCATCTGTGTAGTTTTGCCAGTACTTTTGACCTTTGTAGGGCGTTGCAAGTTCGCACACTTGGTCAATGGGTACTTCTGAGTTAACATAGCTATAGAACTTATCGCCTTTTTTTACCAAGTAACCCCAATTTACAATCTCTATACCTATTGAAATTTTATCTAAATTAGTAAAAGGAATTTTATTCGCTTTAAAAGGTGCGCTTGTTAGCCCTAAGTGATAAGCCCAATGCTCAGATTTAAAGCCCTGAAAGATTGTGCCATCACGTCCGATAACTACACACGTACCTATTTTGCCGATTTTGTCATTTTCCCAAATTGCAAAAACATTATCGCCTTTGCCAGTACCAGCCGTGTGATGCAAGTATATTTGTTTTTTGGGTGCTACTTCTTTGTAGTAGTCGTTAAAGATTATTTGTTTTAGTTTCATTGATTAATTTGTTTAAATACCATTGTGCTTTTAGCAAATCTTCGTGTCCGTTTTTGCGTTCATAACGCCATATATACTTCATTACATTGCCTTTTAAATATCCCTTAAAGGATTCTTGAGACATTGTAGATTTGATAGCGTCTATGCACTCGATTTCGCCTTTGTAGTGTATGGGGTTTATGTTGCTCATGCTCGATAAGTCATTGCGTTAAGTGTAACTCTTTCAACTTTATTTTTGATTATTCGTTCAGGATTCATTTCTAACCAACGACCACCGGTAGGCTTCGGCGTTGACATTCTCTCCACGTGCCAACCTCCTAATCCTTTGTTATACTCCTCTTTATATGTCGCAGTACGAACCATTAAAATATTACGAAGTTCGACATTATGGTTTTTATTTAAAAATTCAGATGTATAAATGACCTCATTACATTCGTGAACGTGACCCATCCATATCATATCAGCACCATCTATAAAAGTACTCATTCTATTGAATTGAATAACACCCCTTGTAACTGGGCCTCCACCACCTGACCCGTGAAAATATTTTATCTTAAATGTTTTTCTTATTGTTTGGTCTTTAAATTGATAAACAATCCAACCACCATAACCACCAGCTTGTATTTCAGTTCCACACTCACGGTTTAAACCAAAAACAAAGCGTTGTATTACGTCCGTTTCTTGTCGTTTAATTATGTTAGTTTCGTGATTACCATAACCAACAACTTTAATAATCTTTGCATAGGGTTTAAACCATTCAATTGCATCGTTTACAACGGCATCTAAGTAACTATTTACATTGTGTTCAGGTCTTATGTCGGCTTTTGATTTGCGAGGGTCATATGCCCCTTGCATTAAGCAAAAAGTATCGCCATTTAATAACACATCGTTACAACCTTTCAATGCCAAATCTAAATGTTTTTTAAGTAAAACTCTATCACATTTAGGGTTATCCCAATGTAAGTCCGATAACAATAATACCTTTCTTTGCTCAAAAGGTACTAAAAAAATGTGTACGTTGTTGTTCATTAGAATAAAAATAGCGTCACAATTATTGAATAAATAGTGACGTACCAACTATATTTTTTGATTTTCTTTTGTTCTTGGTCAATTTCACAAATCACAAATTCCAAATCACTTATAATACTATCTTGTAATTCAATCAAAGTGCTATCTGTTGCAATCCTTTTTTGATAAATCAAATTTAATTCACGTGCTTTAGCCCCTTTAATTAGATAGTAGTTTGCGTTCTTGACTGTCGATGAGTCGATGGATATTGATTGTGCTATCGAGCAGTTGGGTGCTATAAGGACTATCAAGAAAATACATAAATAACGTGTCATATCTTTTTTCTATTTTGATTTTTTGCGTGTTGATAGTTTTAATTTTTTCTTTGTAGACCACCTTGTAAGTAGTATCAACAAAGCTACGGGAAATATTAGAACCACCGCCCACATCACAAAGGAATGTCGCAATAGCTTTCAAGATAAGGCACAACACAACTAATTTCAAGCCCGTAACCAGCAATGACGTCAGTTTTGCCGTCGATAAAGGGTTCTGCTTTTGCGTTTGTTGACCATCCGATTGATTCTTCATATGTGTTGCGTTTTAAAAGGGTTATAATATCTTGTAAAATTAAAGCCGTGTCCGATAAAATTTCTATCAAGTTAGATTGACTTTCAAAGTGTCTATCAATCACCAGCATCAAAAATTGATAGGTTACTGTTTTGCCTTCACTATCAAAGTCAAACCCGTTAGGCACTAACCAAACTAAAGGATAGAATTTTACTTCTTCTTCTGCCATTGCATTTTCGCCACAAAAAAAGTTATTTACTTGTTGGTGACTTTCTGCTGCCGTTTGGACTTGCTGAATTATTTGGTTTAGAGTCATTGATAAATTTTAAAAGTTTGGCTTCGTTTTTTTCCCTTACCTTGCCTTTAAGGTCGGATGAAATAATATCTTTCGTCGCAGTCATTGTTTGGTAAATATATACCCCCAAACACTTGTACGTCCTGAGGGAAAATTGTATCACTTGTTGAACCACTATTCAAAAATAATGGAAATATATTGGTATTCGCTAATAAATAATCACGTAGTCTATTTGCGTAGTACTCAGCTTTATCCCTATACCTACGTTCAATCATTGTCATTTCGTCAATGGTCACTGGCGTTGCATTCTCGCTATTACGACTTGCAACACTCTTATTTAGCATTTTAAACGTCATAGGAAGCATTGATTCAGTTAAAGTGTAGTACTTTAAGCAAGGTGCAATATAAGTGTCTAAAAGGTTAGTATTATTAGCCGATAATGTACCCGCAAATGCTTGTGTTTGCAATTCGTTGTATAAACCACTACCAATTATATCACGTATATAAATTTCTTGTGATTCTTTGATAGCGTTTTTTAACAATTTATCGTCGACATTTTCGTTAATGGGACTTTCGTTCTTAAGATAAGTGGTCGATATTAAATAAACAAAGTTTGTCATAATTTTTTTCTTACAAGTTTAGAGTTCCAAGCGTGACGGCAATGGTTAATGTGAACGTCGGTGTCAGGTATAGTGTACCAACCACCTCTTTCTTTCCAAACGTCCCTATCTACACGGCTTGAAATCGTGTCAATTTCTGTACGTGTGTAATATCTATTTAACCCTATCAATTGACGGCAAAAATCACGGCTTGTATCGATTAACTCAGGTTGACCAGTAAACGCAGCATCTAAACCATACTCATATCTTAACTCAATTTGAGTGTCTACTGATTTAGAAAGTTCACGTGTACCTTTTGTAGATGTCGATAGTTTGCCATTGTCACTATTAATTAAGCCATCGTCAATCATTTGAGTGATTGCATCCATTACCTTCTGAGCGTCGATGTTAACGTACTTTGCAATTTCGCCTACGGTTATACCATCGTTTGCATTTAAGATTTGTAGAATGGCAGTTTCTGATGCACTTGCAAATTCAAATTTACAAAGTTCATAGTCATCTTTTGACACCCCACACTCAGCAAATAAATTTAAAACATCTTGGTCGCTTTGCTTTTTAGACATTGCAACTTCTTCTACAATGGCAAAACCTAATTCTTTGCGAACTTCATTTTTGTCAAGAATACCTTTTTCAAATAATAAAATATAATCTTGTCCTATTGGTGGCTTGTTAGTAGTTTTTATTTTAGCGTCTACCATATATTGAAATACCACATTAAAAGACGAATCCTTTATTTTTTGGCGTGGTTCAATATAAGAAGTTTGGAATAACTCGTACCCTTCGATTATCTCATTACGCTGACCTAATGTACCGGGTGTTGCAATTCCAAAAATAACGGGTGTGCTTACTCTATGCCCTACAAAGATTTCTTCTTGTACTTGGTCGTTTAACTGTTGAAATTGTTTGTCAAAGTCAGATGGTTGTAAGTTGGTAATTTCTGCAGGTTTTTCGTTCTGCTCATTATACATAATGATAAGACCACCACTTTCTTCAGCTTCTGCACCTTGATAGTTTTTCTTAAACCTACGTTTTGCAATTCGCATTTCTTCAGGCGTTGGTTGACCCTTAAACATTTGAATTACTGTCTGTGCAAAAAATCCATTTTTGATATTACTCAAATAATAGTTACCTATCTCTACGTCAATCTCTATATACTTTAAAGCACCTATATACGATGGCAAAGGATATTTCCCTTGACCAGCTCTATACATTTTAAAGGCATATACTTGCTTATTTTCCCTTGTTGTTGGGTTAAATAATGGATATTCAACTACGGCTTCACGGCTATTTGACCAATCTTCTGAGTAATACGCACAATCTTTGCCCAATCTAACATTCTGAAAGGGTAAATGGTACAATTCTGCTATCTCTGTTTTGGCTTTATTCCAAATAACTTCAATATAATAGCCATCAAATAGTTCAAAATCTTGTGAAATCTTGGTGTTGAAAGACTCGTAATCTTCAAAAGCGTTAATATTTCTTAACTTGTCAAATGCTTTTGCCTTGTTTAACGTGTCATCTGCATAAATTTCAAATGATTCACCCGCAATATAAGATGATTTTTGGTTGACAATAGCATTATGCTTAGGGCTTTTGTTGTATAAATCAATCAATTTTTGAGGGTATAAGTTATCCTCACCAAAAGTTGTAAACCCTTTTGTTTTATTTTCTTTAAATGTAGGCAAAGAAATACCAGCAAAAGAAAGTCTATCGAGTGCAAACTTATTGTTTTCCATTATTTCCAAATTTATCTACTGATGTGAATCCTAATGTTAAAATGACCACCCATTCCACGCTTTCAATTAGTTTATCGGTGTTGTGGTAAAGCATTGCACCTATCAAAGCAAAGCCACCAATAATGCCTATCATTCGCTTTGAGGAAAACTCGCCTTTATCACCTTTGAAGATTTCAAATATTTTCATAAATTGTTTGTTTTTTTTATGTAATAACGGATGGCAAATAACCCCGAAATGATAGCCACTAAACCAGCCATTGCCGAGATAATAGGTTGAGCCGTTGTGCTAATGGATGCAACTGCACTCACTACTGAAATTACGCTGCTACTATCGGCTGCCGTGTCATTAAAGTTTTTCATTTTTTTTCTTCTATTGTTTCTGAATAACCTTCGATGGCATTCAAGTAAAATTTAATCTCATAAGAATAAACTGCCAAAAGTGAATCGCTTTGCTTTTGTTGGCGTTCCATTTTGTGCAACCTATCGCCCATTTTTATATTCTCACCTTCGCACTTTGCAATGATTGCTTTCTTTGTATTCTCAGATTCATAGTACAAATAACCTACAATTAAAAGCATACAAAAAG